GGTGCGCAGGGTGACACCGCCAACAACGACAACCGACTCCTGGATGCCCTTACCACCCAGGGGGGCGAGCAGGGGCGCGATGATGCCATCCGTGAGGGACGCAAAAAAGCGGGCCACGACAGACCCGAGGTAGAACGCAGCGGTCAGGATAATGATGTCCTTGGTATCAAGCATTTTGTTTGTAGAGTCGGATATTCTTTTTAACATGTCAGAACAATGGACACTCGCTTCTGGGGTCCGTCGGGGTGGCAATTATTCCATCTGATCGCATTCACATCTCCACATCCACGGGAGGTATTGGAGGACATGAAAGATGTACTGCCGTGTAAATACTGTAGAGCATCCACATCAGAGTTCGTAGGCAAACACCCACCAACCAAGCCGTATGGCAAGTGGCTGTATGAGATCCACAATATGGTGAACAACAAGTTACGCACGCAATGTGCAGAGGATCCCGCAGTCGTTGATCCCGGACCTGATCCCGACTTTGCCGACATCAAGCGACACTATGAGGCCATGAAACCGACTGCTGTTCCCGGGCGTGATTTCCTTATGGCGATTGCGTATAACTTTCCAGACAAGCCAGAGCCCAAAGACATGAGCACTCAGCGGGAGTTTCTACATCACCTTGCGGATGCGTATCCGTTTGAGAGTCTGCGAACAAAGTTTCAGTCGTACATCAAGGCGCACGAACCCGATCTTCAAAGTCAAAAACGGTATACAAAGTGGATGTATGGTCTGATGAAGGAACTCTCAGGAAAGATCCCAATCAAGACGTATCGTGGATATATGGCACATTTAGCGTATTACAAGAGCAGTTGCTCACGTAAGACGTATCGTGGAAAGACATGTAGAAGAACAGCAAAAAACCGCCATACCACGCGTAAGGTTTCACATCGTAATCTTCTGTAACCTATTTCCGCTTCTCCTGTAAGGCTTCCATCTGGCGAACATGTTTTGAGGAATAACATGTATCTTTACCAGCAGCCTTCTCCTTGGCGGACTTCTTGCTTTCTTTACGAGTTTTGGGTTGATTGTCCATTTTAGAGGGATAATCTTACCTATTCAGGTAGAGATGTTTCCGTTTTAATGCCGGCGAGTCTTGCGTCCGCCCCGACGACGACCACCGACCGTGGCGGCCGTGGCAGCGACACCACCACCACGCTTGGTCTTCTTGTAGGACTTGGCTGCCAGCTTCAGCACCTTGCCCAGCTTCATGCCCTTGTTCGCGCGCATCGTCTTCTTCACGTGCGCCATCCATGCGGACTTGCGCCCGCCCGTCTTGGGTGCGTCTACTGCGTCTACTGGTGCTGCTGTATCTGCCATTTTGTTTAACGCGCAAGAGTTTTCTCTACGAAGCCCTTGCCGTTTTTGTCAAACAAATTCCACTGGCACCCCAGCGCCTGTGGTCGGTCGGGGTTGGCATTCACCGTCTTCAGTTCTGTCTCGGGGGCTACAATCGTGATGTGATCCTTATTGAACCGCAGAAGGTCCTGGGGGTCGCGAGGGTGAAGGGCCTGTTGGTAGCTGAGGCGACGAAGATTTGATCCGTTCCATGAAAGATTCACCAAGGGCTCCAAATCGGATCCGTTGATGGTTCCACCGGACACGATGATCACCTTGTCCTTGAGGGCATCCAACTTGGCTGTGTGGACCTCCTTGTCAGTCCTCACGAGGCGGCGGCGCAGAGTCGTCATAATGTGCTCGGCGGCCTTGTTCAGCGTGACGGTCTTGGTTGTATGCGGCACGATAGACAGGATGAACGGGTCCTCGGACGGGAAGGCATCGTTGGTGATGTCTATACACACCTGCTCAAAGGACACATTCTCCTCGGCATAATCGTATCCCTCATTCTGTGCCTTCAAGCCGACAACAGGCTCGTCGCGCTCATCCGAATACAGGTGAACCTCAAGCAGCCGGACACCCCGGGCAAGTGCGGTCGGGACGTCTTCATACACCGAGCCCGCAACATAGTACTCGCACAGTCGTTTCCTAGGCATAAGCATGGGCACTTCACCGAGCGTCTCATCATAGACGAGGTAGCCGATAAAGGCAAGTAGTAACACGGCAATCAGCCACTCCATTATTCTTTTGCGGATGATTCTTTCTTCGGCATCGTAAACAGAAGGTTGCGGAATGCGTTGATGACATCGTCTGGGATCTTCTCGTCCATCGGGATGTTCATCACGCATGCGTAGTGGAAGTAGATACAGTACATCCCGCACTCGGAATCCTTGTACTGGTGACGCGTCTTGTTGAAGGTCATCTTCATATCGTTCTTGTGAATCCCAGTCGCATCCCACTGCTCCTTCCAACGCTTCATGAGAGTCTTGATCTCCGGCTCGGGAGACGACGCATACGAATCAAAGTAGGTTACGCGAGGGTATTCCAGTTCCGGTCTCGTATCGCAAAACACCGCCACCCAATGCTGCCCAGGACCATCGTGCGGATCCGTATTTATTACAATACCAATTCGGTGTTTCCCTCGCTTGTGAAGTTCGGCAAGTTTCATGGAGCAGAGCGCGCTGACGACACATTTGCGGGTTTCATCTTGAAGATCAAAGTCAATCGGGACGGTGCCTGCGTAGTAGTAATCAGCAAACAGGTTTACATAGTTCTTCTCTACGGCATCAATGTCGTCCGAAGACAGCCACTCTTCGCGATTCAATGCCCATTCCTTTGGTGCCTTGGGCCTGCGTAACAAACTGGCCACGATACACTCGGCGCGGCCAGTCTTACACTTGGAACCAAGCCGGCGTTGAAGTTCCTTCCAGGTTGCGTCAATGTTGGCTCCGCAACTTATGGGTGTTTCTCGCGGATGTTCCTTGTTGTACACCTCGCACAGTCGTTTGACTTCTTCCTCATCAAATACCGACATTCTTATTGTTTGAAACAATATACTTTATAACACAAATATAATGAACGCACCCAACATCGTGGAGGCGGTTGTTGCCGTTACCACTCATGGCGAGATTCTGCTAAGTCCAGATCGCAAGCCAATGACGTTTCGGCTTCCGGCGGGCATGACGCTGACAAAGGTAAGTATGGCAGTTCCCGGTGTATGTAACATCACGGATGACCGCGATTTGGAGGTTATTATCAACCGCATCATTGAGTTATGGAGGGCTCCCCGCAATCGCAATGATTGGCGAGTTCAGGCTGTGCGTGATGTGATTGCGGAATTTCAAAAGAGCACTAAGAAACAGGTTCAGACGGACCGAATACCCGGGAATATAGACCACGCCGCATTCGTCCATTACGTGCTCAAGATGGGAACTGAAACGACATACAATCCGGGCGACGAGGTGATTAATAAAATGTTCAGTCGGTCGGCAGCCGAGGACAAGGCCCGGTATGATTACAAGGTCCTCGCATTGAATCTACCAAACTATCCCGATCTTATGGCCAATCTGCTGGGGAGACGTGGGGCGGGGGAGATTCTCCTAATGGATGTCGTCCAGATCCTACAGCAGCGCGGGATTAATAACATTACGATGTTTGACTTTTCATGCTCTATCATGGACTCGGCCGAACGTGATACCCGCATTATTCGCCGTGAACTTACAGTCAAGGGCTTAAAGGGCGGCAAGAGTCGGCGTTACAAGAAGAAAACGAAAACTCGGCGCACAAGGAAAGCAAGACTCTAAATGGATACTCTTAAGCCCACACTCGCTCGTTATCTGGATATTAACAAGAAGCTCTCGGAGGTGAATGCCCGTGCCAACGAGTTACGCGATGAGCGACGTTCGGTGGAACTGGACCTTGCTGCCGCATACAATGAGGAGCCGCTGCCCGACAAGATTGAGCTGAAGCAGTCTCAGATGGTCTTCCTTGTGAAGAAGCCCGGTGAGTGGAAGAAGGGTTGGACGCTTTCTAAGAAGCAGCTTCAGGAGTATCTGCTAGAGATCCTGCCTGAGCACGGTCCGGATGTTATGAAGGAGATTGCTCGGCGTCACGAGCCAAAGCTGGTGGCCACCGATTATGCGTTTGATTTGAAGGTGATGGATGTGTAGGACTATTTGAGAGGAATATCATCGTAATTATACTGTTTGGGTGCTTTGAGCGCTTCCCGCATTAGGCGGAGCGTCTCCTGCATTTCTAGGAGTGTTTTTTCAACTGTTTCAATATTTCTATCTGCCATGAACCCCACCTGGATTCTCATGAGACACGGGGTCACCTCTTGGTGGGCGCGTAAAACACGTGAGGCAAGGGTTCCAAAATTCTTAATCATTAATCTATGGATATCTGGTGAGATATTTTTAAATGGTATAAAATAAAATGGACCTCAACGTAATTATCCCCGTGCTCCTCTTCATCCTCCTGTCGCCGGGCGTCCTCCTGTCCCTGCCGCCGGGGTCGGGTCACCTCGTCCAGGTGCTCACCCACGCCGCGGTGTTTGGCGTCGTGTACTCCGTTCTTCGCATGGTGTTCCCTCAGTACTATTAAAACGGACTTTCTACGTTCACGCAGATAGATCGTAATGGAATCCTATTGCCCATACAACCCCGCCAATAGAGTGTTTGCCGAGCGTGACATTCACAAGATCATACACAAGCATGGGCTGCCTCACTATCGGGTGAGCAACCCGCGCGTGTTTCAGACAGCAATGGTTCACACCACGTATGTCCGTCGCACTGAATATACGACACCCGATGGCCGACCCGCGCAATTGGCGACCTGTCCGGCTGGCGTGATGCCACTCCAAGACGAGTCCTATGAATGTCTAGAATTTGAAGGAGACTCGGTTCTAGGTGTTTGTATCGCCACGTATCTTCGCAAGAAGTATCCTGAGAGGAAACAGGGATTTCTTACCGATGCTCGGAAGGAATTGGTGAACAATGAAAGGATTGGTCAACTGTCCAAGCAGATTGGGTTGGATCGGTATTACATCATGAGCCGGCACAATGAAGATTCGCCTGCGATTGCCGGTCGGTCCAACCTCAAGAAGTTGGGCGATATCTTTGAAGCCTTTATCGGTGCATTGTGGACGGATTGTGGCAATCGCTTCAATGTAGTCTATGCCTTTGTAATCTCCGTGATGGAGTCGTACCTAGACATTGAAGAAGTTGTGACGGGCGCAACGAATTACAAGGATCTGTTTCAGAAGTACTGCCAGAGGGAAATGAAATGCACGCCAACGTATGAGATGTTGTCCAACGATCCGAAGAAGGGTGAAATTCGGGTGGCGGTCTGCGATGCAAACAACAAGCACCTAGCGTATGGTCACGGTGTTACACGAAAGAAGGCAGAGCAAATGGCGGCCCGTGAGGCTTTATGCGCTACGTAACTTCTGGGTCTGAAGATGTCCCTTGCGGTAACGCTTCATGGTGCGACCGCGTGTTTGGAGAACAGACTTGGTGCAGATCCCAATTGCCGCAGACTCCTTGTTTGAGCCCTTTCGTGCGCGAACAGTCTTCCGCACAGACTTGACGCACTTGTCAAACTTCTTTGACATACGAGTCTTCATTTGTGCTCTTCCCCCTAAAAGAGTTGAACTGGGAACAAACATCTCATCAATGTATTTTTCAATCTGAGGTCTCATTTCATTCAATGGGTGAGTTTTCCTCGCTTGAAAAAGATTCGCAATATTTTGTTTGAATTTCTCTAATGTTCCTGTGTCGATAATATTGAACTTGGCCATACTTCCGGCGATTGATGCAACATCGTAAAACTTCATAAACCGCTGAACATCTGAAAAATTCTGCATATTAATGTTACAAACACCTAATAGGTCACATGGTGTGGTAAATTGGGCAACTTGTTGAAATTGTCGTCTACCCGTTTCAGTATTTAGTCCATAATCCTCAATAAGTTCTCGCAATAAGCCTGGATCACTTATAGTCCGACCCCAATCGTGCATAACAATGTGGTCTCCCATCCAAGCAAGATTTCCAAAATGTGCGTCTGCGTGTACGATATACGCATCGTTCAAATACGCAACTGCGTGAAGCAGTTTTTGTATCTCTCTGCGCGTCTCGGGCAATGGATGAGTCAACTCACCTTTTCTTACAACATCAAGACCTTGAGCAGGTGTAATAAGGTTAACTCGCCGCTCATCTGGTCCAGGAGTTTCATTGCGTTGTGCATCGTTTTTACAGGGCTTCCCTGCGGCATTGACGAGATCTTCGGGTTTAAAATCGGGAGTACAAGTCGCAACCGCAAGATTGAAATGTTTTGTAATCGCAACATCGGGATACTTTGCTTGAAGACGATCGATCGTCTCTTTCACCTCAATCTGTGCTTCAACTTCATCACCGTCGGGCGTCCAGTCCGCGACAACCCGCGATACATAGTCACCCGCTGGATACTGTGCTGGACTCTGTGTTCCTTGGACACACGCTACGACGGGGCGATATACGCATGTATCCGCGCCCGTCGCTATAAATGCGCCTCCGCGTCTCATTTATCTTTCGTTGATAATAAATGACAGACGACGCAAAGAAGGAAACATCGTGGACTCAATCTATTACGAACGAGACCCTGTGCCAGTATTTCTACGTGGTTTTCTTCATCACAGCGGTTCTTGCCGCGATCGCCGTGGGCATGGATGTTCTTCTCGTGTTCAAACGGCCCGCACTTGGACTGAGTATGCTCATTCGCAGCGCACCCGTTCTTATTCTGTCCGTCCTGAACTCTCTCTTTCTGTATATCCTCTGCGCGCGGACACTGTTGAAGTAGAATTTATCCTCCGAGAGTATAAATACAAATGGGTGGTGGTCTATTACAGCTCGTTGCCTATGGCGCGCAGGACGCCTATATCTCCGGTAACCCGCATATCACCTTCTGGAAGGTGCTGTATAAGCGTCATACGAACTTCGCAATGGAGTCGTTCCGTGTGAACTTTACGGGCGCGCCCAACTATGGCCAGCGCCTCGTGGCAGTCGTGAACCGCAATGCTGATCTTATCTGGAAGACGTATGTTCAGGTCGTCCTGCCCGACACCACTACCGGCCTCACAAACCCTGTTCTGTGGAACGGCGATGACACCCGCCGCATTGGGTACATCCTGCTGAAGAAGATTGAGCTTGAGATCGGCGGCCAGGTCATTGATACGCACTACGGTGAGTGGCTCTTCCTCTGGGAGTGCCTGACGGCGAGCTTTGATACGTCTGTCAAG